CCAGCCGCACCAGCCGCACCAGCCGCACCAGCCGCACCATCAGCGCCCGGAGCACCTATGCAACCGGCGCATGATTTTGTCCAAAATGCAGCAGCGCCCGGAGCACCAGCAGCACCACCACCGGCTCCTCCAGCACCACCTGCACCGGCCGCGGAAAAAACCTATCTGGTTGGCGGCCACGAGTACACCGAGACACAACTCAAGGCAAACGGCTGGACCGATGAACAGATAGCTCAAGCTGAGTATATACCGTTCTAATGGCCGCTGAATTCGACTTCGAAATTTATAGCGAAGCCGGCTATGTGTACACCGATGGAAAATGGGAGTCCATCTCCAAAAGCCCGCCGCACGGATTACGTGCGGTCGGCGCTTCGGTGTACACTGAGCATCCGAGCGCCCGCGTCCTCAGCCTCGCGTACGATCTCGATGACGGTATCGGCGCTCGGCTTTGGATTCCGGGCTGCCCGGATCCGACCGACCTGTTCGACCACATATCTGAAGGAAAGATTCTCGAAGCGTGGAACTGCAGCTTCGAATGGTACGTGTGGGAAAATATCTGTCGTGCGAGAATGGGCTGGCCGGCGTTGCCCGCGGAACAACTGCGCTGCGCAATGGCAAGCGCCCGAGCTTTCGGTCTTCCCGGAAATCTGTCTGATGCCGCGAAGGTAATCAAAGCCGATGTGCAAAAGATAGGAGACGGGACCCGGCTGCTGAAAAAATTCAGTAAACCACGCAGCCCAACACAGAACGATCCGCGTATGTCTTTAGACCCGCTCTTTGATATGGAAGATGGTCCTAAGCTTTACGAGTATAACATCAGGGACATAGAAGCTGAGCGGTCGGTTTCTGCCAAGTGCCCGCCGATGCCTCATAGCGAGCTGGACCTATGGCTTGTTGACCAGCAGATCAATTACCGTGGAGTCCACATCGATCGCGAGACCCTTAAAGCGGCGATTAAGATAGTCGACTATGAGATGAAAGATAAAACTGCTGAGCTTTGCGGCTTAACCGGTCTGCAGGTGCGTAACCCCGGGGAAATCGCTAAAATGCAAAAGTGGATCCGTAGCCGCGGGCACAAAATAGCATCGCTTGACGCGGAAAGTCTCGAAAACGTGCTCGAGCGTAAAGATCTACAGCCGGACGTCCGGCGCGTCCTTGAGATTCGCAAGTCGCTCGGATCGGCAAGCGTCAAAAAGCTCTACTCCATCGAACGGAGGATAAGCGCCGATGGTCGCCTGCGGGATCTCTTCGCTTTTTGTGGAGCGGATAGAACAGGCCGCTTTTCCGGCCGTGGACCGCAGCCCCAAAATTTACCAAGCGGCGGACCTGACGTAAAGCAATGCAAAAGCTGCGGCGCCTTTTTCGACAAAGAATCATGCCCCTGTGGCGCAACTGGAAGCCGGCCTGCTGAATGGGGACCCGAACCCGTGGAACTCGCCATCAAGCTCATCCGAGACGGACACAAAGAACTGCGGAAGTATTACAGGGACCCTGTGTCGGCTGTGTCGGGATGCCTCCGTGCGCTCTTTTGCGCCGGACCGGGCAAGGACCTGATCTGCAGCGATTACAGCGCTATCGAAGCGGTGGTACTTGCGGCGCTTTCCGGGGAACAATGGCGGCTTGAGGTGTTCCACAGCCACGGGATGATATATGAAACGAGTGCTTCGAAAATAACCGGCGTACCTTTTGAAAAATTCGTAGAGCACAAAAAGCGCACCGGGCAACATCATCCGCTTAGAAAAAAGATAGGTAAAATTGCGGAGCTGGCGTCCGGCTATCAAGGCGGGATCGGAGCGTGGCGTAAATTCGGAGCAGACAAGCACTTCGACGGCGATGCTGAAATTCAGGAAGCTGTCAAAGCGTGGCGCTCCGAGTCGCCTAAAATAGTTGAATTTTGGCACGGCTGCGAAGATGCCGCACGAAAAGCAATACAGCATCCGAAAAAAGATTATTACTTTAGAGGTCTGCGATTTGTTGTCGTAACCGATGTTCTCGTTATTCAGCTTTTAAGCGGCCGGACACTAAAGTATCACAGTCCGCAACTCCATACCGAAATTACACCGTGGGGAAAGCAGGTGCTCAAGATCACGTACATGGGTAAATCGCTGCAGGGAAGCTGGCTGCGACTGGATACCTACGGCGGCAAGCTGGTAGAGAACATCGTCCAAGCGACCGCTCGAGACATCCTGACGCACGCAATGGTTAAGCTCGAGAGAGCCGGCTATCTGATCGTCCTACACGTACATGATGAAATAGTGAGTGAAGTGCCCGCCGGAGCGGGCTCAATAACGGAATTCAAGTCGATTATGGGAGACCTGCCCGATTGGTGCAAGGACTGGCCGATTAAAGCTGCGGGTGGCTGGCGTGGCCAGAGGTATCGGAAGGACTGACCGGTGATTTATCATCCTCCGGGCTACCATATGTTTCTCGAAGCGCCCGGTCGATAATCATATTAGCGGGTCTGCCTTCGGAAGCACTGTGGATTTTTATCCGGCGATGAACCTCTGGTGTAACCAGAACGTGTTTTAGTTTTTGACTCATGTCAGAAATATAAATACTTGCATAAATTAAAGCAATTCCGCCACTATCACGGGTCCGCTTTTAAAATTATCTGAAATAAAAATATACCGGCCGATATCCATCACAACAGATTCGAATTTATCAGGAATGACAAAACTGATTCTATTTGAATAGCGACTTACGTAAGGTACGTAACGTCTCGAACTTAAGAGATTAATGGCCGCCTCGGAAAGTTCCTTGTCGCTCAATCGACCTATTGAGTGCAAGTACTCGCAGCAGCGAAGGAAAGCCCCGTAGGGACTCCCTGTGCTGTTTTGTGTTCCGTAAATTGACGTAATTTTCATAGGTACCACATCAACTCTTCGAGCAGCCAGCTATCCAAATTTAACCGATTGATCGCGTCGTTTAAGCCGCGCCGATTCGCCCGGCGAAGCGTCAAAAATTCAATCCGATTTCGGCAATCTTTTATTGATAAAAGCAGGACCGACAAATCGACAATTGTCACGTTTGCTTCGGCTTTCGACTCGTATTCGAAGATTTCAATTTGTCTTTTTTCTCTGATATCATGAACAAAAACGGAAACTGTAGATTCTTTGTGACTTGCGCGATTAACGGTGATCTCGAAATCCCCGATTGTAAGCGACCGATCGATCGCCCCGCTTTTTCCAATTTTAATACTTTTAGTTGCTGCACTCATCTTTCGGCTCCTTTGATTTTTTGACCGGGGACCATCCCCGACCCTCACTACTAAGTATACCATAGGCGTTTACGATTGCCAACCTATTTATGAAACTTTTTCAGCGATCTTTACAGCTTCGGAATACGCCGCCTCGGCACGCTCCGCGGTAGGATAAATGGTGCAGATCACCGACTCCTCGACGTCTAAATCGAAAGTCCGTACACCGTGACCGAGCGTGTTCTCAAAACGCTGAATCGCAACGTTCATCTCGTCAATGTGCTGATCGATCAATTTAAAATAGCTCATCTTTTGGCTCCTTTTAAAAGAGCGCCACGAAGGACGCCCCGGTTATTGTGAACTTAATTTTTACCCTTCGCTCTCCCAAACCCAGTCTCCGATTTGATCTCTGGGAGCTCTAAGAAGGATTCTCCAGATTGCGTTTTCTTTTGCGAAAGCGATAGCTTTTTCCCGGTCCGTTCCCAAATCTACTGAGTGGCTGCTTCCGTATTCGAATCCGTAGTAGCGTGCTTTCATTTCTCGGCTCCTTTGATTTTTTGGCCGGGGACCATCCCCGACCCTCACTACTAAGTATACCATAGGCGTTTACGATTGTCAACCTATTTGTCGAATTCATCTCAACTTTATTGATTCTAAAGTCGTCCTCGACCAAACGTGACAAATCGGACCCCGGCCGGATTCCCGCATCTTACTTTTTAAACGCCCCGAACGAACATACGAATGCGCTCGCTGGCGGCTAATACCTTCCCGAGCCGCCCATTCGGTGACTGGCATCCAGTCCTCAATGTAGCGGACCGTAACCGATCCGACCGTGACGTCTCGCTGCAAAGCGAGACTTCTAATCACGGCCGCGATTTCATCGTGTCCCAGAGAAGATGTGGCGTCTTCTTCCGGGCAAAAGCTGAAAGTAGAATTATACTTTGAGTCGGTAATTTTTAACAACATGGTAAATCCCTCGCTAAATATGAGATTGCGAAACGGTCCAAAAGCAAGCTTTTTCTCGCCCGGCCGCACCCGCAGTAATTATTGTCTATTTTTTTCTGAAAATCCTTTTTGCTGCGGCTTTCTTTGAGGACCAAAAGCACCGTCATGAAGTCCACAAAAAAACGATTCGCGCAATACTCCTCCCGTGTCGTTTTTTCAAAAATTAAGCGCTCGCCTTTTAAAAGCTGGACGTGGATTAGATCGGAACTTTCAGGTCTTCCGACTGCAACAGCAAAACCTGCGCAAGGCATGACGAAAACACCGTCGTGAAAATTATCGGTTTGCATCTTTCGGCTCCTTTTAAAAGAGCGCCCCGCAGGACGCCCCGGTTATTGTGATTAATTTTCCGTTTTTATGAGTGCTGATTTAAGATCCGCAAGATGCTGCCGGTACCAGTCTTTGTAAAAAACAACTTCAACAGCACGACCAGTGGAACGAAAAAGCTCGGATATATCTTTAGCCGACTCAGGACTAAACTGCATTGGGGAATCGGCAGCCTCGAGAACAGCGGCGCCGTCACGAATCGTGACCGTAAATGCGGACTGGAAATCTTTAATGATGCAGGTCTCTCGGACAATTGCGCTACATGAGTCGTGCATTGCGATCTGATCTTCGATCTTTTTGATTGACTGTTTGATTTGGTTTTCCATTTTTCGGCTCCTTTGATTTTTTTTTGGCCGGGGACCATCCCCGACCCTCACTACTAAGTATACCATAGGCGTTTACGATTGTCAACCTATTTATGAATCTTTTTTATATTTATCGATAAATTTTATAGATTCCCCTTCTGTAGGAATGGACCCGCAGAACAAATCGACAAACCCTCTCCCATGACACGCATCACAATCATAATCTTGGCCATTACATTCTGGGCAATCTATCCGAAAACGCATAGCAAAAGCTTTAAATCAACATTGTAGAGACTGGCAATTTCACAGAGAAACTGATAAGGCACATCGGCTTCACCTTCTTCAAATGCCCTTATTTGCTCATCACTAAAGCCTATTTTCTTAGATAAGCCCGTGATGTCCAGTTTTCGATAGATTCGAAGAATCTTAAGCAAATCATTCGGTCTTTGCAAATATCTCTTAACAACCTGCTCAAAAGAAAGGCTGTTTACACTGCCTGATTCTACTATCCCATCATCTTCATCTTTAAAAAAACTAAGAATGTTATCTAACATATTGTCCCTCCGTTTAGTTAGTTAAGTGTGGCTTAAAGCCCGAAACTAAGCACCGAGCAGCCTTCGGGGACATCACGAACTCTTTCAGATTTTTTTCGTTAATCTTTCCAGTCTCTTTCATCCCGAGACTACGATAAAACTTTTCTGCTTCTGGTACTGCATCTAAAAAAATAACACCTTCTTTTCCAATATCAATACTGGCGTTTACAGCAAAACAAACCAAGCCTTTACCGATACGCCTTATTGTTCCCCATTTATAAAAATTCCAAGGGGCTGTTGCAATCAACTCGATTTTCACCCTTTCAGATGATGATATTGCAATCAATCCATCCAAACGCTCTTCTGTATAAGCAGCGAAGCATTTCAGGGGATTAATTGGTAGAAAAGACACTTTAAGTACTTTGTCCCACGGGAAGAACCTCCATGCGCCTGATGTGAACGAACGGGCTGCGCCTGAGCCGGTACTCCTTCACAAGCCTGTCCCGGACCTGAAACGAAGGAACTCCCTGCACCACGAAATCTATCGCCCTGCCGTACTTGTGCATCGAGTAATGCGCCCCGACGTTACAATAAAAAGATCGAAGCCCGCGGTACTGGATGTCGCCATCAAAAACCCAGTCGTTGACGTAAACAGGCACGCCGAACAAATCGCGCACCGCATCAACGATACGCAATATGCGGCCGTCAATGAACTCCACAGCACGCTCACCGAAACGAGCGTAGTAGTGCCGGTCGACAAGCTCCTGCGGTTTAAAATGCTTCGGCTGATACATCATGGCGTGATCTTTAAGGTTCCGCCGTCGTTCCAGAGCCTATTGGATCCCGACGGCGCCGACGTCGGTAGAAACAACATCTCATACGTCCCATCGTTTGAATTTAACTGTATGAGACCGCCGGTCGGACTTTCGATGAACGTTTCCGAGCCGCTCCCGCTACGCAACCGTGCGAACCCGGCGTCCGCCTGCAGAATCAGGTTCCCTGATCCGTTCGGCTCTATGCTGATTGATTTGTTATTGAAAGATTTAATATCGACCGACGTTGAGCCGTCGTAATCTACGCGACCTTGCTCCACGTCGGAACTGTCCAGAACGCGGAATGTCTGACTTTTGACGTCGCCGCTTTCTAAAATCGTGATAGACCCAGTACCAACGACGTTCAGCTTATCCCCCGCCGCGATATTCAAGTCACCGCCGTCTATGGTAGCCCCCGCGAACGTCGGCGAGCTTGTGGTGTTCAATTCTTGATTGATAGAATCATCCACATATTTAAGCCATTGGAAAGTCAGTCGCGCGAGCCAGTTAAAAAACTGACGCGGCGGGAACTGCTTAAAAGTCCAGCCCAACTCTTTCTGGCCCAGCGTCGGTTCGACAACATTATTCTTACCACTAACGCCGTCGACAACGTCGTTATCCGAGCCGTCGGATAGCGCCGCCCATTGCGGCAATTTCGTAGGTTTCGTAGCCATGTTTTAACTCCCTGTTTTTATGTTAGCTCCACCAAAGAGCCGCCAACTTCATCGCCGCTTTCGGTATAGTCAAATTCGTTAAATCCTAAGCCTTGTACCGGAACGCCGCCCTCACTGGCAAAAGTGAACGGTGGAGCGATCGAGTCGATAAACACAATCTCGAGTCCCACTCCACCGGCAACAAGCTCTTTGATTTTCGCTTTAACCGCACTCGAGATACCGTTCTCCAAAACCGCGATGTAGATGCCCGCCGGATAAATCTCAAGATACGTAATATTCGCACTATCGGTGAGGAGTTTTATCGCATCGATCAAAGCCTTAGCCGTAGCTGATGAACGATTTATGCTGATCTGGATTTTTATGAGCGCTCGGTAATCATCGTCCGTGGCAGCGCTTACTATTGACCGTGGCAAACCAATCATCCCACCGATGCTGTCCAAAGTATCCGCCGTGGCGAAATCGAGAGTAGTCAGGATTTGCAAATCAGAAAAAAGATACTCCTGATCTTGCACTCGCTGCACGAAGCCTCTGACCAGATCCCGGAACTTCTCCGCACTTTCAAACTGCTCCACGATCTGAGCCTGAGCGATACCTACGTGATTTAAGATCAGATTCGAATCGACCGCCCCGCCTTCATGATGCCCGAAAGTGGACAATAAAGTCGAATCGGTCGGCAACCCGAACCCGAACTCAGTAAGATCAAAACTGTCGCCAATTAAGAGCGCCATTAAAGCCTCGTCCTCCCGGCATTAGTTCGATTGACGGTACTCAGCGCCGTCACGTTATCTCTTTTATAAAAAGTCACGTCACCTGCCGAAGGATTATCGATCAAATATCGACCGTTGAACATCGCCATCATGTACTCAAAAATCGTCGAAACCGCGACCCCGTCAATTGTATCCGCAAGCTCAAAACCGGAGATGCTGCTCGACGGAAGCTTTGCGACTATTGCGTCGACGTTACTATCCACCGTGTCGATTTTCGTTTCAATGTTCGCAATATCTTGTATGCCCTGCAAATTGTCAGCGTCTAAATCGATCCCGTCACCGGACGCTACCGCTTTGATTCCAGCTCCGCCGGCTGTAACTGCGGCACCTGCGGCGGCGACGATACCGTTTCCGGCGTTGATCGTACCGTCATCGGACGCACCGCCGACAACGGAAATACCATCTCCCGGCGCATGCATAGCCCCGCCGTCCCCACCGACGACACGTACACCGGTACCGCTTGAGCCTGTACCGCTCGCCACCCCGCCGGCGATTAATAGACCTTCTCCGGCGTTATCTGCTCCGGACGCGTTCCCTCCGCGAAGTTCTACCGCCGCAAAATCAGCTCCGCCTTGTACCCTGATTCCGCGCCCGTTAGACGTTATATCGATTCCGTTATCATCTGCACCTATGGCGATCCCGACATCTCCTGCAACAATATTTAAGCCGCGGTTCGCCGATAGTTCAACCGCTGTACCGGAAGCACCGGAACCCTCAACGTACAGACCGATGCCGTTGGGGAACCCAGAAATGATGCTCAGTCCGTCGCCGGCGCTTCCGTTCGCATCTCCACTACCTCCAAGAAGTTTCACCGCCTCTGCTCCGGAAGTGAACGCGTCGGTGCTGCTTCCACCCGCCACGCTCAAACCGATACCCGCCGCCGAAGCGGAGTCCGCCCCTTTAATATCTACAGCCGGTTCCGATGGATCGTCATGTTCGATCGATAGGTGAT